CCTGATCCTACTCCTACAATATTAACTGAGGCCTTTGTATATCCTTGGCCAAAACTAAAGAGACCCGCGGTCTCAAAAACTTCTACTCTTGTAATGGAGTTTCCGTCTGTAAAAGCAATCGCCTGGGCGCCAGTTCCGTCCCCTTGGATAGTTAGTGTAGGAGCGCTACTGTAACCGCTGCCCCCATTAATAATATGGTAACCAACAACTTGACCGTTAATTGCAGTTTTTTGTGCGAGATACTGGGAAATTTGAGCTGCTGTGGCTCCGTCTCGATTAGCGGTGTCTGAATCGATTCGTTGTACAGGAATAAAATTAGCAGCCAAGTACTTGTTAGCGTAAACAGAACCAACAGTATACAAGTATTTCCAAACATAGCCATCACCATTATCAAATGGTTGACCGGTAGTACCAGTTGGCTTGAATGTACTTACATCCTGTCCTCGTTGTAGACAGATATAAACGTTATTTTCGTCAGTGAGGACGTAGTATCCTGTTGTAGGATGACCTTCGAAGTCATCATCGTAAGCATTGAATGTAGCGTTTGCTGTCCAATCATACCGTGGAACTACCATCGATGCATCGGTAACACGAATAATCGATTGGGCGTTGTCGATGAACTTACGTTCTTCGTACTGGCTTCCGATTGGCGTTGGAGCAGCATCCTCATCGTTCCAAGTATTCGACTTACCTACCGCAATAAAATACTTTGAACTCGCTGAGTCAGCGAAGTCATCCAGAATATTGTCAATCAAAAAACGCTTTAGCTTTCTTGTTACTGTTGCTGGCATCTGTCAATCACCTATTTAAAAAATGTAAGCCGAATCGCCGAAGAAGTACCACCCTGGGTTTGCTCCATTGGCCATAAACACAGCTTGTGTTGTTTGAAATTGTTCTAAAAGTACATTAGTACCTTGTGTAAATGTTGAGGGCGTGATAGTCATTGTTGTAGTACCAGCATTTATAAAGTACTTTAGAGCTCCATCGTGCCCGTCTGCGAGTGTCGAAAACAAAGCTACTGATCCAGTAAACATATGCACAGAAGCACTAGAGGATAAGGTACCGCTAGTATTAACATTTTCTACTGCTAGCGAAAATTGATCATTTACATTTACAGTACCGGTGCCCTTTGCTTGCAAATTAAGATCGATGTCTGTATTAGCCCCTGCTGTGGATAGTGTAGGACCATTACCGGTTGTACCATTAGAAATAGATAGGCTATTGACTCCCGTTGACTGATTGGGAGGATACGATATCAACAACGCTACCCCAGTACTATCATATACCCCGTATTGATGTTTTGGTCTATCAACAGTTGGAGTTGTTAGGGTCTTACTTGTAAGTGTCTGTTGATGATTAGCAAAAACAAATGTATCGTTACCAGTAAGTAACGGCATTGTGACGGTACGATCAGCAGCAAGCTCATTAACAGCGAACACATATTGATGAGTAGCAGAGGTGTCGTTGATTTGGGGTGTTGTTAGTACAGGGGAGGTTAGTGTCTTATTTGTGAGGGTTTGTGTAGCTGTATCAACAATCAGTGTGCCGCTAGCATCAGGTAAGTACTGTGAACGAGCGGAAGTGGGATTGGTAGCATACAGCTTTGTTTTTACCCCATTAATAAATTGGCCTTCCATGGCAATAGCACTGTCCTCAAAAGAAATTCTTTGAGACAAAACCTCACTATCACCCCCAAGCATTTCATATAGCTCGATAAAGGTTTGATTAATTTTATCGGTAGCTACGCGCAGGGTATCCCCTGTTCCGTCATTAGCTATCGTACCTCTGTTTATTTGTTGTCTTGGCATTTTCTATTCCACAACTTAACTAAGGGTTATTTATACCATATTAATAAGGGTTATTCTGATCACTATCAGAAGCCATACGTGCACTATCGAACTGAATCAAATATAAATCACTGTCAGCAGACCAGTACCCATTAATAACCTGATCCATTCTCTCGAGCGTGTTATCCATACTGATACCGCGACCCACCGCTCCGATAGATGCTACTGAATCGTAAGCTCCAATTCTGTCGATATCCATGGTGGGAGAAGAGTACTCGACGAACTGCTCGAGTCTCTGGTATTGCTTGTCGAGCTCTGCTAGTGTAAGATCGCTGTCGCCGCCTCTCCAGTAATTGAGCTGAGTTGGGGTTAGCGTAGCTACACTGTCTGTCATCAAATCCAAGTTGACTGTGCGTGATCTGAACAAGTTGCCCTCGTCGTTTGTATACAGCCACGTTAGTTCGTTGACTGCTGTAGGAGTAGTACCAAAAACATTGGCCACACCAACAACGTCCAATTCTGGAATAATCAACGTTACATCTGGAGCTGAGATAGGTATTGTTGCAACGGTTACTATTTGAGTCTGACCCTCAACGTACATACCTGCTGGATGTACAAAGAGTTTATAAACGTCGCGGTACTGGAAGAATCCTAAAGCTGTTCGAATTTGTAGAGCTAGAGTTTGATAAAATTTATCATTGGTAATAAATTTATTACTCTCGGGTCCAATGATTGATCCTGTATCAGTACTCTCTTCAATAAAGGTTTGTAAGCGCAACGTTTGACCATCATACGAGCTGTCGGTAAACGTGAGAGTTATAGATTCTTGACCTGTCTCGCTTAAGGTATAGTTCGTTATAACATTATCAGATGGATCGTATACGACCCATTCGTCTGTGCGAATAAAAAACTGTTTGCGGTTAGGATCTGTATTTGTGTTTAATGTAAGGAAATTACCCGTCACTTTAGTGCTGACAGGAGACTCCGGATTTCCATTTTGGTATTGACGGGCAGTAACCTCTGGGGGAGAGCTACCAACACGAAATAGAAAATCCCTACCATAAACAACTTGGGGATCAATACCATAAAACATTCTAAAGAATTGCTCAATACTAAATTGGGAACCCTTTGATCTGTAAAGTAGAGCAGAAAATTTAGCAGCTGTTCTTTTATCAACAAAACCTTCAAAATAACTTTGGCCCAACAATAATTCGTCTTCGATGAACTTTAGGTATTCATTGTCAACCTGTGATATATCTCGAGACTCGAGTAAGTGATATACTTCGTGGGCTACATTATCACTGTCTTGTACAAGATACTCACCGTAATCCTGAAGAAAGCGAACTAATCTGGGGTACTCTTCTTGAAAATATTCAGGAAGATTGCGATTAGTCTCTTCAACCGTAAAGTTGAGAGGTCTGCGATTGTCGTCAAGTTGTGTGAAATCGTGAGACATCTATCAAGACTCTTGATACTGTGTAGCTACACGCACAGCTGTTGAGAACGATAAGTTTTCATCAAACTTGAGAATTTCGTTGCGCAGCGGAGCTATTGTTGCTTGGTTAGCAGGAATTACACTTATCTTTATATATCGTGCGCCTCCAATAACGCTCTGTACAACCAATGAGTCGATTCTCACTACTCCAGTATCGGGTACAATTTCTCCAATACCATCGTTAACCACTATCCCACTCGTATCTACAAGTTGCAAGATATTAGATCCGTCTGCGTTTTGTATCCTCACAGTTTTAGAGGATCCGTTAATATTTACAACAAACAAAGTACTTACAGCTGTAATAACGTTTGGAAGGGGTTGAGCAATAGGTACAGGGTATTGAAGGTTCCAGGACTGAGCAAGGGTAAATCTAGGATCGATTCTTTGCTGCATTTTGATAGCAGCTGCACTCGATAACACAGCTGGACTAACAGCATCCACTCGAGTCAACATATTAGATCGTCCAAAGGATTGTGTAAATTTACCCACATTGTTTAAAAAGTAGTTAGTCACAGCTTGATCAACGAGATCACTTACAGCTCGTTGGGATAAAGTAGTTAGTCTGGGGTTGAATTGATATTCTGTTCTTGCTTCTATGTAAGTGATTACAGGCTCGACAAATTTCAGTCGAAATGATGCAATTGCCAACTGACTAACCAAATCCTGTATACCGTCCTTGATGTCGTCAATAACATCTTGGTCCAATCCATCTGTGAAAACAATTGAGGTTAGTACAGCTCCGAAATCGGGGCGAACATCATCTTCCCCGCCCCAGGTTTGAATGTCACTAATATACTGAGAATAATTGCGTAGGATCAATGATGAATAATCTGCCGTGGTAACCATTCGATTCTGAGCGGCGTATTGAAACGGTGCATTAGCTCGTATAGATTCAATCGATTCTTTAAACGTGCCCCCAACACTTTTAGAAGCAGTGGTAACATTGAGCTCCAATTCAATAACAGTTGGAGGATCTAACGAAGCCTGTACCTCCACAGTTGATAGAGGAAGGAATCCAATAGCCCCATTA